TCAATACTAGTTGATTATTGGCATAGTCAAAAGTAAGATTGGCTGAGCCTGATCCTACTCCGATCCCGTTTGAATCTACAGCGCCTGTTAAGAACTGAATTGATTTGTCTACACCTCTAGCCTGTGCTTGTGAAGCCGTTGGGTGGACATATGCCCATCCGTAATTTGTTACATTTGCCATGAACTATCCCTCTATTGTTACATTATCAGAATTAAATAGTTCATCTACTGCCTTTTTCTTTGGCTTTTGCTTTAGCAATTGCCCTTTTTCTCTTTCTGTTCCTTTCGTTGTTTTTCTGAGAATTGGATTTAAAGTACCGACGATCCTTAACCTCATCGATGATTCCTTTCTTTTTACATTTCTTGATAAACCGTTTAATCATTCTTTCCTGTGACTCGTTTCTGCGAGGCTTCACAGTCATATTACTTTTTTTACTCATTAATTTTCCTATAGTATTAAGCCACTGTTCCCCAGTCGCCTTGGGTGTGCTGCTCTAGATGTCTGGCTGGGATATTTGTAAGCGATACACAAACACTAATATTCGCAGAAGAGTCCGCAAAGACAACAACTTTTTTACACTTCACTCTAAAAGTGGACAGTCCTGCTGGCAATTTATATGCTGTGGAGCCTGCATCTCCAAAATGAATCGTGCTGTTTCCGGGAGTACCTGAAACATTAACTTGTATTTCTGATGTTACGTATTTTAAAGTTGCTGTTTTGGTGGCATTAGATGCATCGAAAACAAACGGGATACCAGAAACTTGATACGATCCCACGTTGTGTATACCTACTGAATTTGAATATGTTGACATAATTTATCCTCTTTTCCTTATAATTATCTTCTATTTGATTTTTTTCCAAGAACCGCCTGCTAAATCTAACAAACCAGAAATATCAACTCCTGAGTCATCTGGTGCATATCCTGATAGTGCACCTTGAGGCTGTGTTCCTTGATTTGGGTTTCCACCTTTTGACAAGGGCTCTGTGCCTTCAAAAAGATCTACACCACCGTAAGCATCTGCCCCAATCGCATCTAGCAATTGCTTTCTTTGGTTTTGTTGTTTTACTTTTCTTTCCTGAAGTCTACGCATTGCATCTTCGTTTGTTTCCAAGACTCTATCTGTAGTCTCTTGAATTTTTTGGCTTCGTTGTTCGACAACTAGTCCTGATGTTCCTTTGACAACTTCTGCAATAACAGTTGAAAGCATTCCTTCTTCTAGCAATGCTTCCTTAATGCACTCTTTTACGAGTGGTTTGATTAATGCTTTTAATTCTTTTTTGTTCATTTAATCCTCTAGTATTTCGTTTAGCATTCTGTTTAGTTTGTATTTCTTGTCAAAAATATCTGTTTCAATTCTGATATTTTTCGCTTCTTGTAGTGCCATAAATGCGTTAGGAGTAGAAGGTTCACTAACGAAATCAAAGCAAATAAGTTGAAGATCCTCTTGTACCATCGTCTTTCCTCCTGATTCATTAACAGAGCCAAGAGCCCGACTACTAATGCCCAACTTAACACCGTCATTGACAAGTTGTTGTAAAATCTTGCCAGACGGAGTGTTAAGGATTTTAACTTTTCCCATAACATTGTTTCCATCCCACCATGCGTCTGTAACCATATGTGAAGCATTCTTGAGATTGATGACAGAATCATCTGGATGATCTAACTCTCCCAATGCTCTTCTGTCTTTCACTAACATCATATAGTTCTTCATTTCTCTTTCGAGGATCTTTTTAGGATACACTCGTCCGTTTCCGTTTTGAACTTCTGCTTCTTGCAGTTTACCTGTCAAGATCATTCCACCGTTAGCAACATATTTTTTTTCTGCTTCGGTAAGCATGTCTTGACATACACCGCCTTCACACAATTCGTAATATTCTCTTAATAAAACTTTACTCATAGTCAACACCCGTTCTTACATCTTCTTACTGGTTGTAGCATCCATTTAATCATTTTTGTGCCTCTTGTATAGCCTGAGTTAATTTATTGTAATCATCCATAGAGCGCATACTAAATGAAGCGATATCTTTTAGATCATCTTTGAGTCTAACAATCATTCCAGATTCCAATCCTCTATCCCTTACCATTCTAGTGGCGATGCTATTGATTCTTCCTTGAATTTGTTCATCTTGGCGATCAAGGAAAACCTGAGATCCCAACTCAGAACTGAGGAGTTTCATGATTAGTTTGATATATCTTTCTTTCGGCTCCAAAGACTTGTCGGCAACAAGATAGGCAATCATTAGGAAATCATCAAATCGATCTACGCCTTGAAAATTACTACCTCTGGCAGATTTGTCGCTGATATCCAAAGTTACCTCTATTCCACCAGCAGGAAGGCTGATAGGGATCTGCATTAATGCTTGTTTGATGTTGGCGCTTTCTAGAACAGTTGTCAACTCTTCTTTGATAATTCTTTTAATATAAGATTTTGTTACTTTCATTTCTTCTCTCCTGTATTCTTTGAAATGTGAGATAATAATTCTTCTCTACTGATGTGTTTGTTCTCTTTGAGAAACTTTTCTACTTCCTCATCTAAGATTTGATCTGCTCTCTTCTTGGGGATCTTAATGTTCATTTTGTTTCCTCGTAATCTTTAAACCGTCGTCGTCAAACATCATACACAATATATAGGAAGTTCCAGACGATAACCATCCGCAAATTAAAAAATTTGCTAAATTTAATTCAAATGTAAATAGTTCTGTAAAAGGATTAAGGAAGAATAAAATCACACCAACCCAAAATCCTGTGCACATAGGACAAGATAATAGTTTAGTGTATTGTAGAGTAAAGTTTCTAGGAATCTTAAAGATAGAGCCGTATACTAATATTTGCGTCAAGCCATAGGCTGATAATATAAACCAGAGTAGTTGCACCTTATCTCCTGTAATATCTGTTTTGCATATACGACTGATAGTAGATGCCCGGACGGATTGTTCCTTTCTCTCTAGCATGCGGAACTTCTCCTAATCCTGTGGAGTTTGCATCTGTTGGATTTGTATAATAATCTTCCTCTTCTTCGTCCATCTTTTTCATAAATTCATAAGTTGGCTTTTCTATCTCGATAAATTTACCAATTGTAAAAAGAATTGGCTGGAGTGGATCTAGGGGATCTTGTGGATCCTTTCCCTCTTTTGCTTTTGGCTGAACAGGGGTTTCAAATAAGCCTTGCAACGAGGCATACACGTTTCCGCCTTGAACTGAGTCTCTCGCTACGACTCCTTTTTTACACATGAAATCAAACAATCTAGATTGTGTGTCGTATGTCATGTCTGATATCTTGTCTTTTGGGAATGCAACAACCTTCTTCATCTTAGGCATAATCACAATATCAATATCAGGGTGATCGTATATAACGTAGTCGCCTCCAAGTGTCTGTCTCATATCGAGAGAGAACTTGTAGTCTCTAAGTTTATTTGCATCTCTAGAGATGGTTTTTTCGCCTACAAATACTTTAATTGACATTAAACTAATTCCTTGCAAAATTCTTGAGTCTTTAGGACTTTAAGGAGCATATTATCATCAACAGTTTTCGCTGAGAAAGATTCGAGCATAAGCCCCAAAGATTCGAACCTATCTTCTAATTCAGGCACTAAAGTTTTGTTTTTCGAAACGACTTCTTTCATTCTGGCAATTTCTTCATTAATTGCTATCTTTAAGCCCATGCCATCATCTGCAAAAGAGAATATATATTTAAACAAAAGATCTTTTTGTTCTTCCAAAAGGTTGCCATACTTTTCGTTAAACTTCTCAACAAATACTTTTAACACTAAGTTATCTACAGGCTGTACATTCATTGTCTCTTGATCACTTGTCATTTCTTCAATGATGTTGCTTTCTAAAATGACTCTAGTTTTAACAGGAGTCTTGACGCTGAATAGTTGTCCAATGGTTGCCAAAGACTTATAGTTGGGAGTGAAGTTGTTAAAGGTGTCTTTACCGAGTTCTTTATTTACTCTGTTGATCACATGAGTTTGATTTTGGAAAACATGTCCCGGATGCAAAGAAAGATAAGTTCTTTGCGCTTCTCGTAAAATCATGTTAGCCCATTCCTTTGAGGCTCCTTTCGTCTCTAAGATAGATCTGTAAGCATCCAACTCCTCATCCAAGATAGAATTTTTTGCAAAGTTTTCTTTGATAATGTCAAGAGCAATGTTTTTTCGCTTCTCATCTTTATTCAATGCTGCCTTAGTCATCTCTAAGATTAATGTCTCGTATAAAAACGCTGTGTTTCTTTTTTTGTTATATTTCATTTTTCTTTAGGCTCCATACTTTCAAGTAGCACTTTCAAATCGTGGCTAATATTAAATAGTTGCTTTTCTTCTTTATCGTAAATCTGTTTTTCTTTCGACTCATATACAGTATTGATGATACTAGATAGCGGATCTTTTACAACTCTATTGGAGGGCTGACGAATTACAGAGTCTGTGCTTCTTTTTCTAGCCGATTTACCAGCCTCTGAGTCTTTGAAAGGCTTAATCTTTCTTCTTCCTTTGCCGTCTCCTCTAGAGACTTTTCCGTCCTTGTCTCGCTTTTCGGGGCGATTACCGGGTGATGCGAGTAGTGCGGATTCTGCTCCACCCTCACCACCACCTGCCGGTGCGTCCCCTGCTCCTCCAGCATCTCCTGCGGGTGCATCGCCAGCGGGTGCATCGCCTCCAAGATCGAGCCCTCCACCGGCATCTCCGCCGCCACCGAGATCAAGTCCACCGCCGCCTCCTAGTCCACCAGCGGCACCAGTGTCAGGTGCAGAGGCTGGGATCTCTTCTGCTGCTTTCTCAAGCATAGATGCCATCTTCTTGTCGTAGAACATTTCTCTTTGATTACGCAAGAACTCTTCGTCTGACATTCCAAGAATGTTTTCTGAGATCCATCTCTTAGAAAAGAAGCCTTCTGTTGCTGCACCTGCAATATCAAACTTCTGTTTCCAGTGTTCAAGTTCTTGTAGTTCTGCAATCTTTGATGGATTATTCAGCAACAGTTTAAATGAAATAAGATCATCTCCACGATAACCTAATGTATAAAGATGAACCAAGCCGATCTTTTCAAGTTCAGATACAACAGATCTTTGCAATCTTTGAATGGTTCTGGCGAACCTAATGTCTTTTTGGGCTAGCGTTGCTTTATCTTCTGTTTGTCCATCGCCTCTAGACAAGTATGACATGGGGATTTTAAGAGCAGAGAATAGTTTGTCTCTGAGGTATTTGACATCATCGATGTCTCCTGTATATGTTCCTCCGGGGAGAGACTCAACTCTAGAAGAATTCCCACCACGGACAGGAATAAAATAATCTTCGTCAATCGACAGTGGGTTGTATCGTAAGTCTACTCGCCCAGTTGTAGTGTCAACCAATTGATTTCTTTTCATTTGCGTAGTGACACGTTGCATAAATTGCTCAACATCCTGTGGTGAAATATTACCAACATCAATATAAAACACACGTCTTTCAGGGGATCTGACGATACGATATGCCATCATGGCATCTTCAAGTAAAGTCAATTGTCTCCAAATTCTTCTAGCAGGCTCTAGTACAGAAGTCCCATAAGGAGCGTACTTGTCATTACCTAGGATTCTGAAATGTGCAATTTGCCAATTCTCGAATGTCAAACCACCAGAATTCCACTGGTATTGGATGTAATTTGGATTTGTCTTATCTTCACCTTCAAGTCTTTCAACTTCATCTATAGGCAAAGAAATGGCGTGTCTGACTCCCATCGTGGCGTCAATGTCTAAATATAATATGAAGTCTCCATACTTACACAAAGAACGACTCCAGCCAAATAGATTGAGATCTACATTAAGAATTTCTTCATATAGATTCTTTAAAATCATTTTAATCTCATCATTTGGGCATTTGATATTAAGCATAGGAGATAGCATTGTTGAAGTAGTCATCTCGTCTGCATAGATATCCAATGCGGAACATATTTCTGGAGTGTATTCCATCTGATCGAAATCAATATACCTTTCATATCGATTTTGATTAGCCATGATATTTGCTGTCATGCTGTCATAGGGGTTGTATGACGTTTTCTTAAAATCTAATCCCATAGCAGAATTAAAATTATATTTATCCATATCTGCTCGGACATATCGTCTTTGCATCTGCGTTCGTCTATTGACAATCGGAGTTGAAAGTAGTCTAGTTAACCTTTTGTACAGAGTGCTCTGTGGGTTTCTTGGGTTCTTTTTATTGTCAGCCATTATTTTATCCTTTGAAAATCCAACTAAATTTATCTAAGTCTTGTTTATGTTTTTCGAGACTTCCTTTCGGGTTAGGATCAAAAGTAGAGTTTTTCTTGTTATAGCCTTTCTGCCCTTTAATGTTGGTGTTAAGGACTGTATTTGTATATACCATTGAATTTAACATTGCTTTTTGCAACTCCTCTCCTCTTTTGGAAGCGATGATTGCCGTATCTCTTACCCAGCAAGCAATAGCGAGAGCCATCACCAGATCATCGTTATAGCCTTTCATGGCTTGGGGCTTACCCAAATACCACACAAAAGTCTTCAATTCGTTTAATAAACGCAAAGATTTAATAGTAATTAGTTTATTTCTGACGAACTCCTCTAATTTTGCAATAATTAATGGACGAGTTTTCATAGATGTTGTAAAGCCCGGAACGGCACTTGGATTACCTATAGCAGAAACCT